TTGCGTTCTGCAATATTGGACATCTGGTTAACTTGAGCATTAATGTACGGGTTCATGTAACTCTGTGCCATCATCGCCGGATTGTTCAAGGCGGCGGTTTGCAAATAAGGATTAGCAGCGCACAATCCACCCTGAGATGCAGCAGCATTCAGGTAAGGATTAGCAGCACAAGTAGCCGACAATCCTGCAGCTTGATTAATATACGGCTGGGCAGAACTAGCAATATTTTGAGCTGTAGCAGCACCAGCCCCAAGATTTTGGGCGGCATTATTGTAATAAGTATTTTGAGATCCAGCGCCACTGGCAGCGTTTTGGAAAGCCTGATTCTGCAGGCTTTGAGCGCCTACATATTGGGCCTGACAGGCAGCCTGAGTTCCGGTATTAGCCAAATTACTGAGATAATTGGTGTAATACGAAGGAGCATTAGTCTGCTGATTTTGTGAACTCTGAAGCAAATTGGCCATTTTAGTCCTTATCCCCTTGATTTCTTAAGATATTCCAATGGTGAGAGCGCCTTAGGTGGTATTTTACTCGTTGGCGCAGATCTTTTGTGTTCTCGAAGCTCTTCTCTCATTTTGTCCAATAGGGCAGATCCATGCTTATTATCCCCCCCTCCTAATGCTGTAACAAATGATTCTGGGAAAACATATTCCCCATCGGCAATTTGGGCAGGAACAGGATTGCCACCAGCTGACAAATGGTGCGGCACAGCATGGCGCAAGTTCTCTAGAGCCAAGGCTCCAGCCTTACTAGATCCATCTCCTAAAGCCGAAACTGTATCGGCATCCATTACATAATCCCCATCGTGCAACATAGCTGGAATATCATCTGACTGACCTGTCCCCTTTCCATCGGCATAGTATCCAGTCAACCCAGTAATAAACTCAGGATTATGTCCTTTTGGAGCTGCCGCCTTATACTTCCCAAGAGCCCCACCTTTCGCTAGGCTCGTATTTGCCACCATTGGGGCAACTACCTGCGCTGGGTCACCCAGAGCCCAGCAACCGGCACCATAATGCCAATTAGGGGCTATTTGGCTGCTTAATTGGTGTAAAGGTGCCGGCGTTGTAACTCTTGGTTTAGTTACCGTTGTATGAAGAGAAGTTGGGGCAGCCGGAGCCAATGGGGAATTGGCTAGGCATGACATACAAATATTCCCAAAAGTAGAATTCCCACCGGAAGAAAAACTCCCACCAGATGCCAATTGCATAGTCCCGGAAGGATTCAGAATCCCCTGCATCTCTGGGATCAGTTGAGACATGATTGCCGCTTGTTGATCATTCATATTTTGCCTTGATGCTGCATATTGATTAGCAGCCACTTGTGGATCGTATTGTAAAGATCCAGAGGTTGTAGGAAGCCAAGGAATAGAAAGGCTAGACAATGCCCCAGATCCAGAGGCTGTTCCAGATCCAGAGGCTGTTCCAGATCCAGAGGCTGTTCCAGATCCAGAGGCTGTTCCAGCTCCAGAAGATGTAGAGCCAGATGAAGATGGAAGCGCTGATTGAATTGCTTTGTTAACAAGAGTGTTTACAACTGCATTAGTTACAGGATTATTGGCGGCTGTAGTTGAACTACAGGAAGTATTGGCACTTAATACATTACCCAATTGACCAGCTTGATCCAAAGCGCCGGCGGCCGCAGGAGTTACTACAGCGCCAGAAGGCAATACCGCGTTTTCTGCACTGACAGTGGGAGTACTATTAGTAGCATTAGTAACAGCATTGTTAACAGTATTATTGATTGCATTGCTAGCAGAACTGGCTAAAGACCCCAGCCCTCCAGCTATAGCAGCTTTTCCTGCATTTCCACCACTCAGGGCCGCCCCTGCGGCATTAGTGGCAGCGTTGGTAGCAGCACCGGAAACAGGATTATTACTTAATGACCCGTCAGTTACATTATTAGCCACGCATTTAATACCAGCAGTAGCTATTCCAGTCAAAGCACCGATGCCGGCATTTCCCCCAGATATAGCACTATTAATTGCACCATTAATAGCACCAGAGCCAAGGGTGGCTGCGGTTCCTGTTGCTCCAAGAGCATCCATTGCCGCAGCTCCAGCGGTAGGAACTCCAGACGCGGCCAATGCCAAAGGAATCACAGATGTAAGAAATTGACCAAAACCACTTTGTAAAAACCCTCCGGGAGAACCCGGAGTATAAGTAAATTGCTGTTGAATATTGTTAATTGGCAATACAGAACCAGATGAATTAGTTCCAATTACGCCTTGCACAGAACCTTCGCTAGAAGGGTTGGAAAAATTAACGTTATATGCGTTTTTGGTTCCAGTTGGAGTTACATCGATCCCAGAAATGACTTTCCCAGATGAGTCAGTTACACCAAGGTTTGCTGGTATAAAAGAATTTCCAGACATATATCCGGTTGCACCATACATATTATTATATGACACGCTGCTAGGATCAACGCTGGAAAGAATTTGGATAGGGGTGTTTGGCAAAAACGGGTTATTGCTTGGGCCACCAGTATAGACAACAACTTGAGACGAGCCATTGTTAATCCCATTGAACAAAGATGTCCAATATGGATTATTTTGAACGTTGCTCACCCCTTGACTGGCAAGAGTAACATTACCGCTAACTGGTACAGATGTCGTCATACTTTGCTCTTTATCGTCATAATGCCTGTTAATCGTTTTGCCCATTCATCCCAAGAAGAAAATCCTCTAGGATCTGGGATTCCAGAATTCGCTAATGTGGAATGCCCAACAAAACTTGATGCCCATTCACGCCACTTATCTTCAGGAAACCTGCCAATTTGCTGTGGAGCAAATAATTCAATCATTAGTGATGACCATGTATCCCATGACATCCCCCTCGGATCGTACGCTATCACGGATTTCCGGTTCCGCGGACATCACCAATATCAGCACTCAAGAGGATATTACCCATCTGATAATTCCCGCCAACTTGGTTACTTTCAAATATTAAACGCATTTCTCTGCGCTGTTCACGCATATCAATCTTTAAGGTTGTGGGATCAAAGTAGTAAGGGCCAGTAGTGACATCTGCATCGTCAGCATAGCCTTTACCAGTCACATATAGGTTCATGGTGCCAGATTGAACAAAATCAGGCTCAACACGCTCTAAACGGATCCAATTGTTATCCCCTTCCATCTGACGATTTCCGGGGCCACCTTCCACCCAGCCAATATTGTTCGTTTCTATATAACTCTGAATGGCGGTCTGGGTACTCAAATAGATTTTATCTACACCAGTTTCATGCTGCCACAGGGTATATTTTCCAGACGATGTGGGAGTATTGTCGCCCCAAACTGGGAATCTGAATACTTCAGAGAACACCCCAGCAGAACGGCCTGCGCCTTCAGCCAAGCCAGCGTCATACCACTTTTGTTCACGCACATTATAGATAATGGCATCATTACATTCAGTAGCGTTACCGCGGGGATAGAACCACCAAATCTCACCCCAACGAGGAATCTTTGTAACCCAAATCTTTTGGCGCTGAGAATAATTCACATTATCAAAAAACCAGTTCATGTTTGTCTGGTTGGGAACTTCTTGTACAACGCCGTTATACATCAAGAATCGATCTACCCCAGCCCAGAAATACTGACCATCATATTCAATAACAGAGCTGGAGGACATAATACTGGTCATGCTGGTCAACAGATCATAGCCCCAATAGAATGATTGTCCATTCACCGTTGTGGGGTTGTAATAGACACGTACCAAAGCATCTAGAGACCAAAATAAACCAGATGGAGAAGTGGTGCCCCCGCGCAGAGGAAGCCCCTTAACAATCTTACCTGTAGCCACATTATTTGCATTGGAATCAGCAGCCACCCAGTTACTGAAATCTCCAGCAGAGCTATTGCGGATCAATCCATTATTCCCATACACAAATAAGTATGGGTGAATCATCACACAACCACCAGAAACATTCACATTATTATCAAATGTGATACTTTCAGTCCCCGTTGTAGTAGCTGTATTAGACAACACAACTGTTGTGGTAGAGGCGCCAACAGTAGATGAAACTACTGTGGTATTGGCTGGAACTCCTGTTCCAGTTACAGTCTGGCCAGCATAAATACGGGCATCTGGGATAGAAACAGTTATAGTGGCATTGCCTGCAGTCAATGTTGCTGTATCAGTAAACGTTCCAACCTTACTCAAAGTTCCGCCGGGGAACTGCCCATAATAAACAGAAGTGTTTACTGTGCTATCAATATGGGTCAAATTCTGGCCGGGGTGTGCAATCAGGTTGTTTGTGGCTCCCCCTGTTGCGTTATAACCAACATCAAACTGCCATAAGTTATTAACGCTGGGAACAAAATCCGCTGGCATCGTCAATGTAGCTGGGCCAGACCCAACACCATCATCATTATCTGTCTGCCATTGTTCAAGATAATTACCACCAGTAGTATTGTTATTTCCAGAAACAATGTAATTTAGGCCGTTGGTGGAAGTCATATACATACCTCTGGATACACCAGAGGCATTGATAAAGATGCCGTTATAGCCCCCCATCTTACGGGGGCGGCCACGCTGAAATCTAACCCACTTCCCATTCACATAGCACGGGGCATCAAATTGAGTCCCGTCCCGCTGAATGCCGGGCTGAATCGATAATGATATGACTTTAGCGGTCATTAGAATGTCCCACCAGCAATCCCAGCAGGGAACTGAACCTGCGAAGAAGTAAATACCGCTGACTGTACCCCATTAGCGGCAATAGCCATCTGGCCAGAAGCTGGAGAATACAACCCGGTATTTGTAGAACCTGAAAAATTCAAAGAAGGCGCACCCAAAGATCCATTGTTCAATGTAATGGCACTTACTGAGCCCACCGCCACAGAACTGGCATTAAATACATTCGTTCCATCACATATCAAAATAGCTGTATTAGACTGAGGAACTGTAAAAGTTGTGCCATCAACCGCTGCAGTCTGGAATGTGACCGAATAACTGCCAGTCGTTTGGTTAGAGATGAAGTATGTCTGGACTGTCGAAGGTAAAACGATAGTCTGGGCAGATGTAAGAACTCCAGAATATTCCTGAATTACATTAGCAGCCTGAACACTGGAAAGCGTCAAAGTACCGCCTGTTACAGACAACGCAAGTTGCGTATAGGCAAATTGAGTAGATTGGCCCAAGCCAAATGTACTGTATCCAGTAGTGCCGTTACAGCAAATTACACAAGAATTACTCAATTGCAGCTGCAATGAAGCCAAGGAATCGATTGTATCTGTCCCAGATGGAGAGATCGTAAGAATACCAGTACCACCATTACGGATCATAACAAACCAGTTATTTCCCAATGTGGAAGCCGCCGGTAATGTCAAAGTTCCAACCCCGGTATTCCAAACCAAGAAAGAAGCTCGCTGTGCAGGAACCAGAGTCTGGCTGCTATTAATCGCCACAACTGGATATGATTGGTTCAGAGTCAGGCCAGTGGCAAGTAGTCCATATCCAGCCAATTGTCCGGCATTAGCAGAAGAAGTTCCGGCGCCGAACTGTACTGTATTCCATGTACCAGCAGCAGTGACATTGGTAGTTACATATAAGTATTCGGCAATCCCGGGAGCAATAGTACAGATAGTCCCGCCGGCATTATCGGTTACCGTGAACAGATTAGAACCAACATTATTAATCAGCAGAGATTGCCCTGTAGAGATTTGCAGAGCTGTCGGCATACTCAAAGACAATCCAGTTGTAGTAGCCGTTACATCAATAATATTAGCTGTGATATTCCCAGTATTGCCATTAATTGGCCAAGCCAAAGTGGTATTCGTGGAAATGGTGATGGCTTCGTAACTAACCTGTGAAGGTGATACGGTCTGCCCAGTAAACGGATCAACATATGTCGTCATAATTAACTATCCTGTGCAATTGCTTGACGATCTCCAGTACGAACAAGATCTTCATTTTTCAGTGCATTAATTGCTTCTTGATATTTCTGTTCAAAAATCTGCCGTTGATCATTCTTCAGGAACGGCATCGCTTGCAACAAAGTGCCATATAACATCACATTTGGAGCATTTTGCGTCAACCAATTAGTCTGGTTGGAACTAGATAAAGGAGAAAGACGCTCGTAATAAAGGGTCTCCAATGAATATGTGGAATCCGGAGTGGGAGCAACCAGCCAATGATCATAGTCATAGTCCCCATAATAAATAGGAGTTCCTGTCAGGGTAGCATTAGGCCAGTAATTCTTCAGATATTCATATTTACGCAGAAGAATAGGAGTTCTATTGCCAGTAGCATCTACCAAGTTCATAGATACTGTTTTACGCCATCTGGCTGGTTTCTGAAGTACTGGATTCCCGGAGGTCAGGTTGGTCTGCGCTACAGACAATTGACCCAATGTTTTGATCTGAGTAGCCACCTCGAATTCACACATAGAAATAAAGGTGGGAATCTGGGCGACAGTTGCAGGATCTTGGCGCTCAAGATACTGCAGGACAGTAGCTGTCAAATTGTCATATGTTAGAACAAAACTATCCGTCATTTTTGGTAATTCCAAATTATTTGCTGATCTTTAATCCAGTGCTGCAAATCTACCAGCATCAGGGTCGTTTCAGCGCATTGTCCAATAAGTCCTTCGTTGGGGGCGCTTTCATCAATTCTGGTGGCGGTGACGGAAACTGTGGGCAAGTGGATGCCACTGGAACCGTGCTGCAACCGGCTAGTATAGAAGCGGCGAATAATAGATATATCGTTTTGATATGCATCGCTGATTTCCTTAGTATTTCGTTGGGATTCAGAGACTATCCGTTTAGTTTCACTTTCTGCAACTTTCTGTGCAACGATTACAGACTCTTTGAACTTATTATAACGATTGGCCTCAAATTCATATCCGCCAAATGCACCAATTAGCAGACATAGTAGCCCAATACCGATAGTCCAATTTAAATTAAACATTGGGTCGTCCCATGCAGGTATCGTATTCTTCGTGCCTGCGCTTCGTTAAACCCTCTAAAACGCGCCCGTGAAATCTATTCCAACGGAGCAGCTCCTTACAAGCGTTGGTATATTGTCCTGCATTGAGCAGTCCAACGAGAGTTGAATTGCAAAAAGCCCTTGGCCCCACGTTATAAGCAAAATCGACATAAGCATCAAATTCGTGTTGCGAAATAGGAACTTTGATACATTTCTTGATATCGTTCTCATATTTTGCCACATCTCTATTCAAAGCCTTCAATGCCGCAATGGGGGTAGTTCTATCCCCCATTTGTACCCCTTCAGTCGTTCCGTAACCAATCGTTGGCACATCACCCTTGACTGGGATATAAGCATGATCTGAATAACCTTCATTGACCGCCAGAGTAATCAAAGCGGCCGCAGAAAAGGCTAATGCCCCAGCTTTTACTCTATTTGTCGTCAATGGCATCTACAGTATCCATCCTGAGCAGTACAACTATACCACCTAGTACTACACCTATGATGCCCTGAACTGCCGGACTCACCGGGAATTCATACACAATAGACTGAATAAATCCAAGCCCAGAAATGACCATCCCGAACCAAACTGTTCGGGACTTAAAGGCCTTTTTCAGATACTCTGGGCTGATCCAAGGTCTCATTTATCAGCCTTATCATCCAACTTATCGAAGATCTGACGACAGATATCTTTGATTTCATCGATATCCCTTCGGTAATCTTCTCTATTTACATAATTCAACGGCATCTTTCTAACATCATCGTCTAGCCGCTCAATCTTGTTTGAAATATTGTTTAGAATCCAGCCGCCAAGAAATGCAGCAAGTCCCAATACGGCGTTAAAGAATTGCTGCATATCCATTTTAGTCAAAGCCCCTCAGAGTCTTAGCCAAACGAGCGCGTTTGCCCAATTTCCCAGAGGAATGAGCGGCTTTATTTAGTTTCTTAAGGGGAATTTTCTTATCTTCAGGAACTCCAAGTTCCTTATGAAGAGCGCCCTTATGCTGGATTGCTGACTGGATCCACTTGTCCTTGGCCATCACTTGTTACCTCAGGTTGAGGGTTAGAGGCAATTTGTGGCATTACTTGATCATGAATTGCCTGAATATAAGGAGCAGATTGCACAAAAGGCAATTGTCCCAGCGAAGTTAACAAACCATTAATTTCTTCAATTGCAAAAGTCAAAGTTACGTTCATTACTATCTCCTGTTTAAGGTGCTACGGTTATTATTTATATGCCACGAATAAATGCAACACTAATGGTTGTTTGTGGTATACCACCACTATATGTCGAATAAGTAGCACCAGAGGATTGTAGTACAACTCCCTGAATACCATCTGATGCATTGGTCAATTGAACCACGCTAGCACAAAATGGGGTGATACTTCCAGACATTGCAGGACTAGAAATTTCATTATAGTCAAAAAGCGTTGGAGTTCCCCCAACCACTTTATTAATGCCAGCAGCTATTTGGAATGAGCTGGCTGGGGCTGATGTAAAAGACATGGTAACAGATACATTTACCTGATAATAACCAGGCACACCGGGGGTATATGTAAAAGTTGATGCATTCCATCCGGAATTAGTGTCCCATCGAACATTGTCATAATGAACAACAGTACTGGTATTGTTCGAAATTGATTGGGCAGTGGCTTGATAGGCTGCAAATTGAGGAGCAAGACTAG